CGAAACCCTCGCCGTGGCCCCAACGGATGGCCGCCAAATCACGATCAAGGATGAATCCGGAACGGCCTCTTCCAACAACATCACCGTTTTTGCCGGTGCCGGTGATACCATCCAAGGCTCACCGTCCAAGGTCATCAATACCGATTACGGTTATTTGTCACTATACTACGACGCCACGGACAAGATTTGGTTTATCACCGGGAGCGCATGAAAAACGGTCTCGACCAAGGCCGTGTCTTTGATGGTTTCACGTCGCTGGAAGGCGGCATGAATGGGGGTTCGGCTACTAATCTGCTTCCTCGATCAGAGGTAGCCTTCGCCATGAACGCTACCATGCGGACAGGTTACCTGAATAATCGTCCCGGTTGGAGGCGCTTCAACCTGTCTTTTCAGGATGAAGATACCCAAAACGCCTACATCAATGGCGTCTTTCAGGGAGCCGGATGGTACGTACCACTAGGATTTACGAGTCCTCAACTGTTCGTCTCCATCTCAGGCCATATCTACCAATTGTCTACTAACTCAATGGGGATTGTATCTGTGGTGGATTTAACCCTTCCCGGCGATCCTAATGATGCCCTTCTTCCCAAGGCTTGGTTCTGCCAGTCCGATTCGTTCTTGGTGATTCAGGACGGGATTGATGCTCCCTACATTTATGATGGTGCGGTTCTGCGCCGGTCGAATATCGAAGGTGGGGAAGTTCCCACAGGAACGGCGATGGCGTGCGGCTATGGACGCCTTTTCTTGGTACGCGGTCAGGAAGTGGAAGCGGGAGACATTCTCAACGCGGCCAAACCGAATAGCGCGATTTCTTTCACTGAGGTCAAACTTAAGAAGGACGCCTTTGCCGTTCCCACCACAGCAGGGCCGATCACGGCTCTCATCTTTGGAGCCAACATCGATACCAGTATTGGTCAAGGCCCACTCCAATTGCATACCGCTAGCGGATTGATTTCTACCGTCAATATCACCGTTTCCCGTAATGACTGGACGACAACGCCCAATTTTCAACAGGATGGGCTCATTGGCGGTGCGGCTACTGGCCAAGAGTCAACGGTCAACGTGAACAATGATACGTGGTATCGGGCACAGGATGGCATCCGTTCCTTTGTCGTGGCGCGGCGTCAATTCTCGACCTGGGGCAATACCCCTCAAAGCCGCGAGGTCAGTAACATACTCAATTTCGATACACGGGACTTGCTCAAATATGTGAGCGGAGTTTGGTTTGATAATCGCCTTCTCATGACCTGTTCTCCCCAGAAAAGGCAGAACACTACAGGCTGGTATTTTCAGGGACTAACCGTCTTGGATTTTGATCTCCTATCGACGTTGAATCGTTATTCCGGTTCGCTTTATTCTCAAGACCCGCAACCGTCTTACGACGGCATTTGGTCGGGCATCAACATCACGCAAATTACCAAGACTTATTTTGGCCCTACCGAACGCTGCTTTATGACCGTGTGGGATGAAGAAAATGGTAATCAACTTTGGGAACTCCTGCCTTCTCTGAGCCAGGATTACAGTTCCTCTTTTGACAATGGTTCGTGCCCCATTCTTTCGTGGATTGAGACCGGTTCCTATAATTTTCAAAGCCTGACCGCACTCAAGCAACTGATTGGAGCCGATCTCTGGATTGACCAATTGCAGGGCAGCGTTGATTTCGATGTGAAGTTTTCCCCTGATCAATATCCTTTCTGGATCAATTGGCAGACTTTCAATGAATCTGATGGCAAGCCTTGTGGCGAGATGATCCCGCGAGATGCCTTTACCTTTTGCCAAGTGCCAGTGACGTCTCCTCCTCAATACCGATCTCGAGTCAGATTACAGCAACCGGAGGAAACTTTCGCAGCATCACCTACGGAACCATCCGAGAACGACAGCCCAGAGACTGATTATCCTTTGACCTGCGGATATGATTTTCGTTTTCGCATCCAATGGCAGGGACGCTGCCGTATCAAGGGACTGCGCACCTTCGCCTACCTACAGCCCGAGCGCACGACGGGGAGGAAGCCATGAGTGGTGGATATGGGCCTGTTGTGGTGACGGGATGTTTACCGCCAGTCTTTGGAGTGGCAGAGACGCCATTTTTTCCGTGCCCCATGATATGGCTCAATGCTCCACAACAATTATCGTGTCCCCCTTGCTTTGACGGGCCGATTCTTTATTGTCCGTCCGGAAAGTTTTCTAGTTTGATATCGCAAGCTGACGCAGACGCACGGGCTGCCAATTACCTCGCCGCTTTGCAGGTTGGAAAATGCTCTAGTCTCGTGCCTGTGGTGACGAGTGAGACGCTAAAGGTTGCGCCTAGCGGCGCAGTTAATTATCAGATTCAGGCAACCAACACTCCTACCTCTTACGGCGCAACCGGTCTGCCCGTTGGTTTATCTTTAAACACAACCACGGGTATAATTTCTGGAAATGTTCCAGCCACTTTAACGACCTACTCAATCCCCATTTCGGCCACCAATACTTGCGGGAGTGGAAACGGAACTTTGACCATTGTCGTGGCTGCGGCAATCTCCGTTTCGTTTACGCATCCTGGATCAGGCGGATACAAAAATGGTCTGAGTTCTTTTATTATCTCCATCGATGGCGGAACGCCTTTTGCTCCGGATTTGACCGGTGCGACGATCTACAATGCCTTTACGAGTCTCAACATGAATACCAATCTTGGGGCGGGAACGTGGGACGATCCCCCTTTGAACGATGGTATTCGCGCCACCTTTGGAGCGGCGTGCACCTGTGGTCATGTAATTACCAATTCTGGTAATGTCTCGGCTTCTCATGCGGGTTGGCATATTGGAGCTTCTTCGCCTAACGGTGGAGGCTCTGCCAATTGGTCAGATATGACTAACTCGCCATTCGCCGGAACCTTCTCGAGCACCATTAATCTTGGAAATAAAACCTACGGTATCGGCGGCTTTATTTTCATGGGATGGAATGCCGATAACGCCTTTACGGTAGTGGCCACATCCGGAACCGTGGCAGTGAACTTGACGCTATAAAAGAATGCTTATTATGACTCGACTTTTCAGCTTAAAAATTTAACTTGTAATTCAGATGCCAATCCCAATCACTCTAACGCCCGGTTCGCTTGGCCCCGCTCCCTGTTATGCAAGCGAGCAAGCCCGCTATAACGATTATACGGCCAAGACTCAGGCATCATTTCCGGGTGGCTTTTCCGGGTTTTTGATGCAAACTACAGCGCCGGGGCCGGATGAGCGCGATCAACTTTGGGTGAAGGTGGACGGCAACAATCAGATTTTGGGTTTGTACACGTTTGCCAATGGATCATGGACGGCGGTCAGCCCTACTTTCTTCCCAACTCTTCCCGGAACGGTGGTGGATTTTTTTGGTGCCATCGGCTCGATTTTGGCCCCGTGGTATCTGTGCAACGGCGCAGCCATCACGGGCGTTTATAACGGCCCATTGACGACGCCTAATCTGCAAGGACGGATGACGTTGGGAACAGGAACTAGTCCAGTTACAGGAACAGTCTTTACTCAAGGCCAAGTCGGCGGCGAAGAAACGCATCTGCTTACGATTGGAGAAATGCCCGCTCATACGCACTCCATTAATACGACCACTTTAGTTGGTTCCCCGGCATCACGTCAAAGTGGTGGCCCCGGTAATGTGACCAATTCTTTGAGCACAGAATCAAGCGGCGGGAGCCAAGCGCATAACACCCTTTCCCCGTACATGGCCCTTTACAAAATTATTTACTGGCCATGAGCGCACGACTTACTTTAGCGGATGTGACCGGGCCAGTGGCGCAGACTTTGAATTTGAATCAGAGTGGGCCGAAGGTCGTATACTATGTTAACGCCGCCTGTGAAGAACTTCTCAACATGGGGCGTTGGGTTGGAACGACTATTAAGTATCGCATCTGCGCCAACCAAGGATTTATCACATGGCCACGCGAGATCGAGACGATTGAAGCCATGCGCGTTAATGGCGCCCCGGCCACACTCAATAATCAATGGTATCAGTTCCTTGATTATGGCGGGTGGTGCGATGGGGGTAACTGGGGAAGTGTCTCAGGAGGTTGGGGAAACGGCTACGCTCCCTATTCTCGCGGAAACGGAATCGATGAACGCGAAGCTATTTCTTTTGCCGATGTTTGCGGGTTGGGAAATCCCAAGAAATTGAAGGTCTATGGAACGGCTCAGGAAGCGGTCAATGCGCGAATCCTCCTGCAATTTTACGATGGACAGGGAAATTACGTCCGCACAAACGATTCTTTGGAAGGATGGGTAGATGGTGAATTTGTTGCCATTAATTCCACAACGCCGCAAACCACGATCAATGCGGTTACTTCATGGGTTGGCGTGCAAAAGCCTGTGACCAATGGAACTGTCCGGATCACAGAACTGGATACGGTAACGAATCTGGAAAGACTTCTTGCGGTGTATGAGCCGGGAGAAACGAATCCAAGTTACAGGCGCACCCTGATCCCAGGATGGTGCAATACGGCAGCGGTTCCGCGTTGTGCTAGCGTAGAGGTGATTGCTTCTCAGCGGTACATTCCAGCGATCAAGCCTCGCGATTATTTGTGCCTGACTTCAATTGCTGGAATCAAATGGGCGGCTAAATCGATTTACGCGGGCGAAAATAACAATGATCAACAGGCGGCAGAATTGATGGCGAAGGCGATGCAGGTGATGAACGCTCAGCTCGAGAAGTGGTCGGGCGCCGGAACTATCCAGACACCCCGCTTCAATGCAAACGATGCTTGTCAAATCGGCCCGAGCAACTATATCTAGTCTATGGATTTAATGGCGAGCATATTCGGCGGTGGTTCGCAAACGGCCCCCGTTCTGCCTACGATCAATCCTAATGCCATCGCGGGTCAATTCCTTGGCCAGGATTTCGGCAAGGCTACGAACATCGCCAACACGATGTCCACGAGCGTCTCGAATAATAATCTCTCGAATGATATTGCGGGAATTAATCGCGTTGATTCAGGCGCATTGACGGGACTTAATGCTCGCCAAACTTTGGGCAACGGCCTTTTGAGCGGCGATAGTTCCGCTCTCCCTGCATGGGCTCAACAGTATTTGAACGATGGAGCGCGGCAGGGTGCAGAGTCGGCGGTTGGCCGTGGCGTAGGCGCATTTTCTTCCAATGGAATGTCCGGAGTAAACCAATTCATGGGGAACAACGCCTTGCAACTTGTGGGATTCGGCAACCAACTTTCCACTGGAGCAAGTCAGGAAGCCGAGGCAATCTCGGGACGTAGTCAACAGCGATTCAACCCCACGGATTTCCTCTTGAATCCCGGTCAATTTTTACAGGCAGGAGAGTTTAATGCTGGCATCCAAGGTCAGAATGAGATCGCAAAAACTACAGCTTTGAACTACAATAGAAACAATAGCCCGCTCGGCAACGCTTTCCGCACGGGCCTCAGTATGGTCGCTTCCCTTGCCGGTAGCTATTTGGGCGATCCTTCGTTAGGTCAGGCTTTTTCCACCTCAAGCAATGGCGCGTCCGGCCCTATTGGCGGCAGTTATGGCGGTGGATCGGGCGGCGGTGGCGGCGCGGGGATTGGCACATTAATGGGGATGATCTAATGGCAGCCCCGGAATGGCTACAGGCAGGCCCCGGCGAACTTGATTTGGTGCGTCCATTTCAGGCAGGACAAGCCTTGGGCCAACAGGATGCCTATCGCCGCGATCAGATCGCGCAAGAGGCGCAGAGGACGGCTACAGCGCGAATGGCGCTAGGTCTGGAAAGCAAGCGCATTGAATTGGCTGATCAGGCGCAGCAATTTCAGCAAACGGCATGGAACTCGCAAGCCGATATGCGCTCTAATCAACTCGCCTTGGGCCAGCAACAGCTTTTGATGGCAACCCGGGCCAATACCAATCAAACTGACGATCAGGCGAAGCTGTTAGATGTCCAGGATCAAGTCAGCAAATTGGCAGCAGCTGGCGATTTTCAGGGGATATCTGCCTTGACGCCTACAGGTTTTCAAACGCCTCAAGCCGTGGAGCAGTTCCATAAAATTCAGGGCGATGGCCTTTCGTCGATAGCTGGTCAAAGGTTCCTCGCCACGCAAAACCAAAATACTTCGACACTATTGGAAGCCAATTCTTTGGGCCTGCAACCAATTCGAGACGCAAATGGCCAACCGGATTATTCTGCGACGAGTGCGGCCATTTTGGCGAAGAAGACGGAACTGGCCAAGGCGACCGCCGAAGCAAGCCCCACCGTTCTTGCCGAATCGACTCGCGCTCAATCCATGGAAAAGATTGCCGGTATCCGTGCGGATACGAGTGCTCAAAATAACGTGAACACAAATGCTGCCCGAATCTTGAATGATGCTCGCAATAACATTCGTGCCAAGGTTGTTTCTGGGCTGATCAAGCAAGAGGTAGGCGCAGCTTTAGAAGCCCGCGCTTTGCAGGATTACAATGTTGCAGTAGCCAATGGTGGCAACGGCACTCTTTCTGTTGGCAATGTCTCTATTCCCATCACGCCTCAAGCCAAGGCCACGAACTACATTAACAGCCTTCTTGCCCCTACTGCGCCAAGTCAGTAGGCTTCCGTCATGGCCGATGACATGTTGACAATCCCTGCCGAACAACCGGCCACAGAAACGCCTCCTCCTGCGCCCGCGCCGATTGATTCAGATGCGCCTCCTAAATGGGACGACATCCAAAAAACGGAGGCTTATCGGAACCTTTCTCCGGAAGCGGGTCAACTCGTTTTTCGCAATTGGGTGAAGGATACGCAGGGTTATCTTGATGCGAATAATAAGCCCACGGTTGAGGGAGAAACTCCGGTTCAGGCGGCAAAGAATCAACAGCAGTTCAATGCCTACATTCAAGATCAGGCGCAGAAAAGTTTTGGCATGGGGATTCCGCTTGGGCCAACAGGTAAGCCCGTCACGCTAGGACAGCAGTCTGAAATGTATGGTCAGCCAATTCCGCAAGTTGGGGGAACTGCGCAAAATCTAGCCTATAATCCAGAGTTGCCTGTTTTGCTCAAACAACAGCATGCCCCCGGCGAAGGACTTGCGGCAGGTTTGAGCCATCTTTTTACCGTTCCCGGGGTATTGGCGTCGTCAGTTTGGGATAGTCTTACTGGCACACAACCGGGCTCTACGGCCTTGGATAAAGGCTTGGCTAAAGTTCAGCAGATGCAACGTAATGTGACCGCAGAAACCCCCTCAGGCGTTGGCGGCTTTGTGACCAATACTATTCCAGAGATGGTCGGCAATGTCGGTTCCATGGTGCTTGGCGGCGGTGCGGGAGCCTTGGGCAAATTTGGGCTTCGCGGAATGGCCGGATTCGCTGCCGCTGATGCAAGCCAAGAGACTTATCATAATGCTTTGAATGAAGGGGCTGCCCCGATTCAGGCTTTGCAATCCGCTGGCGTTGCCGCTGCCGTGACGACAGGAGAATTTCTGGCCTTCGATGGCGTTTCCAAATTGGCTGGCGATCTGGCCTTTGGTGAAAATGCGGGACGCTTTGCCGCTGGAACCTATCGTCCTACTGTTGGAGAGGCTTTAAAATATGTTGCTGCTGATGCCGCTGGACTAGGAGGACTTGGAGCCGCTGGACAGGTTGCCGAAAATGCCGCCGATAAAGAGATTTACGATCCCACTCGCGAACTAACCCAAGGCGTAACGGATGCCGCTTTAGGTCAGGCGTTCTTTTCCATCGTGCATTTACCTACACTGATGAAAGCCTTTGCCGGTAATGCTACTCGAATCAAAGAAGCGGGTAATGCTCAGGTTCAGGCACAAGCCAATCTTGACCTTGCGACAAAATCAGGTGATGCGACAGCGATTGCCGATGCTCAAGCCAATGTTGATCGCGCTAAGCAGGATTATGCTGACTTGCTGAAAAATACGGCGGCGACTGCCGAACCTCCCACCATTGGAGACATCCAAGACGCCAAGGACATCGTTTCAGGAGAAAAACCCGCACCGGGAGCCAATCCTGTTGACGATCTCAATTCCGATTTGGAGAAGGAACTTTCCACTGACCCCGAGAAACCCGCAACCGAGGCAACCAATGAAGCACCGCAAGAACCGGAAACACAACCCACCAGTGTTGAGCAACCCGCTTCCGATACCGGAACCGCCGAAGGTCAAGCCGTGGAATCTCAGCCTGTTGCCAAGCCCGGGACTTTGCCGGAAGGTGAAAGCTCTGCTCCTGTTGCAGAACAACCCCAAACTGAGGTTGCCCCTCCCATAGACAATGCGGTTCCAGTTGCCGAGGATACGCCAGAGCAATCCAGCTTGCGTCAGCGCATTGTGTCCGCTTTAGGAAATGAATTGCCCAAAACGGCAAAAGTGGAGTTTTCTGAGCAACATGATACAAGCGCATGGGCAGACCCTTCTCAGCCCGGAAAAATATTTGTTAATCCGAAAGTGTTAAGCGAAGTTCTGGCTGATTCTGACAGTGGATTCAAATCTACTGAGCAAGGCGATACCTACATCCGACGATTGATGCACCAAAAGGTAGGCGAAGAAGTCATTCACCACGCTCAATTTCAACTTAGGGATAAGCATGATTTGACGGTATTGCATGACGCCATTCCAGAAGAAAAACGCAAACAGCTCATTGCTAAATACGGAGATACAATTGACGCTAGTAAAGGCACTACTCCGCAGGAAATCGCCAATCGAAAGCAAGCCTTTGTTGAGGAATATACTCGTAGCCTCATTCAGAAGAAACACTTAGGAGAGGCCACCGAAGATGCCTTAGGAGAGATTGCAAAAAAGCCAGAGTTCATACGCTACCTGAAAGCCCTCTATGAGCGCGTGAAGGCCCATCTAAGCACGTATGGCGAGCATTCTGAACTAAGGCAGTATCTCAAAAATATTGAGGCTGTTTTGAAGGATGCAGGGGAATCTGTTAGGCCTGTCAAGGAACGCGGTAACATAGCTTTTGCAGCCCCCATTCGCGACGGCTTCTTTTCCCAACTCGAAAAGACCATTGACGAGAAGATGCCAAACAAGGCGAGCGCAGATCAGATTCGCGCCATGCTTAAGGGCAATTCCGTCAAGGACGACGAATTGAAATGGAGCGGCGTTGATGATTACTTGAAAGAGCATCCGACCTCTACTAAGGCTGATTTGCAGAGGTTCTTGGAGTATGAGGGAAGGGTGAAGATTGAGGAGAATTTCTTAGCTGACCCCGACGAATTTGAAACTAAAAAGCCCGTTTTGAATTTGGGAAAGTACGAGCAATACCAACTCCCCGGAGGAAGCAATTATAGGGAACAGATATTTTCGTTGCCCGAGAAAAAAGAATCTCCCGTTGGCCCACTTAAATGGGAGAAGATTCAAGATAGCATGGAGCAAGCAAAACTTCCCTCTGGCAACGTTGTTGTGCTTTTTCATGACGGCAAAGGTGGAGAAACTGAATTGCAGACTCTCACTCCAGACGCGGTGGATATCGGCGAACCCAAGACATTTGATACATTGGAAGAAGCTCGCAATGCCGCGCAGAAGATGGCCAAGTCAAAGGGACAGATGGCCGTGGAAAATTATGTCTCCTCCCACTTCCCCGAAGTCCCGAATTACTTGGCGCATATGCGTCTCAATGACCGCGTGGATAGCGAAGGCAAACCGGGAACTTTGATTGAGGAATTGCAGAGTGATCGGCATCAGGCTGGGAGGGAGAAGGGATATAAAGAAGATTCTAATAAGCCGATTGATGAAGCAAAAGTAAAACCGCTGCTTGATGAGCTTAAATCACTTCGAGATAGTAGAAACAAGGAATCTATGGCCGATCAAGTTAGAAACTTGAATCGCCGCAATCACATTATCGATGAACTTGAGGCATTAGGAGTTGATGATTCAGGAAAAAAGTTGGAACCTAAGGGCGTTCCTGACGCTCCTTTCCGCAAAACATGGCACGAGTTCCTTTTCCGGAAGGCTCTCAACGACGCCATCGCCTCTGGCAAAGATTGGATTGGTTGGACGACTGGCGAGACTCAAGGCGATAGGTTTGATTTGAGTAAGCAGGTACATCTAGTTCAGGCTTTGAAAAACTCAGACGGAACATACGAGCTTGCGGTTCAAAAAACGCCTCATTCAACGATGGAGTCTTTGGAGCGTTCAGTCCCTAAAGATAAACTCCCTGATTATGTCGGAAAGGATTTGGCTCAAAAGATTTTTGATCAACCTGATCGCGTTGGTAACTATACTGGAACCGACCTCAAAGTAGGCGGCGAAGGCATGAAAGGATTCTACGACAAGATCATGCCTCAGTACGTGGAGAAGTACGCGAAAAAGTGGGGGGTGAAGCCTGAGCTGGCAAAAATTAATGAGGGAGTAGAAATCAAAAAGATGCCCTCTCTCTTTGGCGAGGAAATGTATGAAGCTGTTAGAAAATCCGATGGCGAAACACTTAAGCAGAATATTCCTCCAGATGAAGTTGAAGCAGTGAAGAAAGAATTTGGCAAAGAGGGAACGCAAATATGGAAACTTCCCATCAACGACGCGATGCGAAAAAGCGTTCAGGAGAATGGACAGCCGTTGTTTGCGAGCAAGCCAAGCGTAAAAGATGCTTTAAAAGAAACAGGTGGCAAACTCAAAGATCAGCTTTTCGGCATGCGCAAATATGGAGATTTGCAGCGGTCGGTTAACACATTTAATGCCGATGAGCAGGTCAAGACTCAGACGATTGAAAAGGCCGTCAAGACATTCCAGAAAGACATTCCGAACGCTACCCGGCGCAGCGGCATCTCCCATTACGTTGAAGCGGGTGGCGACATCAAAACTTTGGACACTTGGCAGAAGCAAGTGGAGGCCGCGCCGAAGAACGATGCGAATGAGGAATATATCCGGCAACTTGAAGCCGCTAAGACCCTGACACCCGATGAGATTTCATGGGCCAACCGAATCAATAAGAACTTTGCCCTGACGCGAGATGCATTAATCAAGTACGGCATACCTGTTGGCGAGGTTCAGAATTATATCACCCATCTTTGGAAGCAGGATTCGACAGGAGACACGATCAGGAACTTTACCAGCCGTCCGCTCAAACAATCGTTTAAGTACGCTGGCAATCGTTCTGTGGCGACTTTCTTTGACGGATGGCGCATGGGACTGGAACCGGAAACAACCGATTCTAGCGTTATTCTTGGCCACTACATGAATGAAGCCTTGGGCATTCTCAATGCGAGGAAGTTCGTGGACAATTTGAGCAAAGGGCAAATGCCGGACGGAAGGCCTATCGTCTCGCCTAATCAGCAAGGTAAATGGATCGATGTTGAAAATCCCAAGGGTAAAGCTCGGTTGATTTTGAAGCCGTTCAAATGGGGCGAACACCAGGACTATGATAGTCTGGATTTACCTGCCTTCACGAACTGGTATTACAACGGCGTAATCGACGGAAAAACGATCTACGCCAAGGGCGACATGCAAATCCACCCGGATGCCCATACGCAATTTAAGCACATCTTTGAGCAATCGGCGTTCAAGAATTGGATGAAAAAGCGCGACACGAATACCGTCGCGAATATCGCTCGTAAGGCTACGGAAACTGTTTTGGATGATGCCCGAAAATGGATTAAGGGAACGCTGCTTGGCGGCTTCCCTGTTTTCCATATTCAGCAGGAGGCAACAGGCGCCGTCGGCTATGGCGTCAATCCGCTCAAGGACATGTTTGCTCATCCCCCGGATTTGAATGATCCTCAGTATTACGATATGGCCGCGCACGGTGTCCAGTTCTACGGAACGGAAACAAGCATGCGCAATTTCATGGAGGGATTCAGTGCAAACAATTCCTTGCTTGTGGAGGCTCTTGAAAAGCTGCCCGGCCTGAAAGATGCGGGAGGCAAATATCTCGCGGCCTTGGCGAAAGACTCCACGGAATGGACATTTAAGAACTTCATTCCCCGACTCAAGGCCAAGACTTACGAGAACATTCTAGCTCGTAATATGGTGCGGTTTGACAAGGAAATTAAGGCCGGAAAGTTGACTGTGGACGATGTAAAGTATCGCTCGGCCTACGACACGAATAACGCTTATGGCCACTTGAATTATGCGGACATTCATCGCAATCCCACCTTCCAGCATTTGTTCAGTATGATGGCTCTGGCCCCAGACTTCTTTGAAGCTCGTGGGCGGCATGCAATTTCGGCTATCTCAGGCTTTACGGGTAGCAAAGCCAACCGCGAACAATTTCGATCCTTCGCTATTTTGGGCGGTGCAATGTACGTTTTGGCCCGCATTGCCAATGCTGCGCTTGATCCTAAAAATGATCCGCATTGGGAACCGGAGAACGCTTTCCGCATTGTGAACAAAGATCGCTCTTATATGATGCGCTCTTACATTTCTGACTTTCAGGAGATGCTCTCCAATACACGCACCTTTGCCACAGGCCGATTGAATCCCGTCGGCCGAATCTTCCTTGAGGGAGCAAGCGGGGTGAACTATCGCGGTGAGAAGGTCGAAAGCGCAGACATCTTCCGGGATATGCTGGCGCAGACTGTGCCTATTCCTTTGCAATCGGTGACCCGCGGTCTTTCGGCAACCGGCGTCAATTCGCCCGTCTCGCCCTTGGAACAATTTATGGGAGCCTTAGGTATCAAGGTTTCTCGTTTCGCCCCTGCTCAACAAATCTTTCCATTGGCCAAGAAGTGGGAAGAGGCACAGCCCGGCTACAAAGTTGATCGTGGAGTTTACCCCACAAGTGCCTACACGCCTCTTAAGTATGCCTTGGAAGATGCGGATTATGATCAAGCCAACAAGCTTTATGAGGCCATGCTTGTGGATGCCAAGGGTAATTCTGCCAAGGTGAGCAAGGGTCTTGTTGAGTCGATCAATCGCCCCTTTACCGATAGCCGCGCCGATGATATGAAGTTTTATGAGTCGCTAAACGATCACGACAAACAAGTCTTTGACGCCGCAGTTGCTCGTCGAAAGCTGCTGCTTTTGCGTTTTCAACAAATGAGAGCCAATGCCCCGAAAACCAATTGATCGCTATGACCGAATCTGGCCAGCGGAATGGGACGATTTACAAGTAGAACTTTGGTGCTTTCGCCATCGGCTGCCTGAGGAAGAAGGTGGTCTTGGCCGGTTAGGGCATTATCAGGAAATCTGCAAGATTCTCTGGCCAGAGACCACCTATTCAGACTGGACGCATCGCTTGCAGGAGGGCCTATGCCGTCCGGGCGAAGTCATCTTCTCAGGCCCTGCCTCAGCGGGTAAGTCATGGGAGATTGCGCGTTTCGCGCTGGTTTGGATGTGGAGTGCGCCCAAGGGTGACTTTGCCGTAGCTGTGACCTCTACTAGCGTCTTGATGTCACGCAAACGCATCTGGGCTCATTTAAAGACCCTCTATACAGCGGCTCAAAAGACCGCAGAGGATAAGCTTGGCTATACGCTTCCCGGGCATCTTCTGGATTCTTCTACTGAAATTCAGGCTACCAAGGGCGATAGTCAGCATGCCATTGCCATCGTGCCCGGTTCACAGAAATACACCAATGATGCCGTCACGAAACTCAAAGGCTGGCACGCGAAATACGTGCTCGTTCTTGCTGATGAATTGCAGGACATGACGGAGGAGGTAATCGATTCGTGCGCGAATCTTCAGTCAGGCACGGAAGAATTTAAATTTGTCGGTACAGGCAATGGCTGCTCATGGATGAATACTATGGGCAAGGTGATGATGCCCAAGTCCGGCAATCCCGAAAGCGTCAACGTGGACATGGACGAGTGGGAAACGGCTACGGGAGTTTGTATCCATTTCGATGGATTAAAGTCCCCCAACGTGGTCGATCCTGGCTCTGCGCCGTGGAACCAATCTCAGGAGTCGATTGATAAGATCATCGCCAAGCATGGAGAAGATTCCATCCATTATTGGCAGATGGTGCGTGGATTTCCGCCACCCGATGATTCCTATAATGCTGTAGTTTCCGAATCGCTCTTGATCAAGTTCAATGCCCTCAAAACCCAGGAGCTTGGCTTTGGGTGGGAATGGTATGCGGCCCTCGATCCGGCTTTCGGCGGGGATGGTTGCGTGCTCAAATTTGCCAAGGTGGGAACTTTTATCTTGCCGGAAGGTGAATCAGCCCGAATGGGTATTGTCTTTGAGGATAAGATTGAAATCAAGACCGTGGCCAGCAAAACACAGCCGATGGATTTCCAGATCGCAGAGCAAGCCATTCAATATTGTAGGAGTCGCGGCGTGAAGCCTCGCAACTTCTCAGGCGATCAAACCGGCGTTGGCCGTGGCGTTATGGCCATCATCAAGCAGCAATGGTCAATGGAAGTCCATGGGGTGGAATTTGGCGGCGGTGCATCTGAATTGCCCGTCTCATCCATTGACGCTCAACGATGCTGCGATGTCTACTGGAACAGCGTCACGGAACTTTACTTTGGGATGCGGACTTTTGTCATGAACAATCAAGTTCGCGGCGTCACCAATCAGATGGCGCGGGGATTTGGTTGTCGCATTTACACGGTCAAGAACGGAAGAAGTCTTTTGGCCAGCAAGCTTGATGCCCGAAAGATTCTTGGCCGTTCCCCTGATGAAGAGGACGCATCCGTGATGATCATCGATAACATGCGTAAGCAGGGATACTTTGCCGGGCCGATGCGATTTGATATTGCTTGGCAAGAGGCCGTCAAAGAAGCATCAAGTCTGGACGGAGATTATGCGGCAACCGACCCTATTTTGATGGCTTAGAATCCATCGAAAATAGAAGGCGGTCGAGAATGGGAATGTCTGCGCTCCCTCTGTGCATCGTTGTACTTTTCACGGCAAGGATCGCATACCCATTTCGACTTGTTTTTCTTGGGCAACTTATGATTGCAGCGGGTGCACCGATGCTCTTTCTTCCGGCGTAAAATGGTTTTGCAAGTTTCGTACATCGTTAAAGTCCTCGTGGTTTATTGGTCAAAAAGTCTTTCCATGTGGCGCGTAACCCCCGTTCCAAATCAGTAGAAGGATTCCATCCGAGAGAGGTGATCTTACGCACGGAAAAGGTCTTGCGTGGAATGCCGGTTGGTTGATCAGTGTTCCAGATGATCTCTGGCAGTTCGCGGTAAGGAGATGTCGAAGAGATCAAGGAAACAAGCTCTGCAACTGAAGTCCCATTGCCGGTTCCAATGTTGATTACTTCGGGAGAGTTCCATTTCTCAATGACGGTTTCGATAGCCGATGCAACATCATCGGAATAGATGAACTCCCGGATGGCAGTTCCATCGCCCCAAACTTCCAAGGGCCCATGATCGTGGGCAGCCTGATTAAAGCGACGAATCAGGGAAGGTATGACATGGGCTTGATCAGAATAAGAATCTCCTGGCCCATAGATGTTTGAAGGCGCTATCGTCAGATAGCGACGACCGTATTGCTCCCAATAGGCTTTGGCCAGTCGCCAACCACAAATCTTGGCTAATGCATAAGCTTCTACTGAGTCCTCGAATTTACCAGTAAATAGGCTGGTTTCCTCGACAGGCATGGTCGCATCTTTGGGGAACATGCAGGAGGTAGCAACATGAATCAAAGTTTGCACTCCGCAATCATGAGCCGACTCCATCACGTTGTTTTGCATGCGCAGATTATGCAGCATAAACTCCACGGGATAATCCCGGTTGGCCTTCACGCCACCTACCTTGGCCGCACAATGAATGATGATATCGGGGCGGGCGACGTTAATCATACGATAGACCGCACAGGATTGTGTCAGATCGATTCTTTCGGAAGTAACCACTTGATACCTAGATTTGAAATGCCGAACGCACGCGCTCCCAAGCAAGCCTCTATGGCCGGTGATGAGAATCTTTTTCATTTCAGCGTGCTCCAATAAGCCTCGCAAAGAACGTGAAACGCTTCCGGCCTCTTAACCGCATGAATGAAAGTAGCTCCTTCGCGTACCTTGCTGGCTACAAGCCGCAATCCCATTTCGGTTTCGGTTTCGCAGGAGACAAAATGGTGAAAACTCTTAGTTGGAACTCCCGCGAGATCGGGAAGGTACTGCATTTGCCAATCGATAAAGGGAGTAATCGGATCGTCCTGCATTAGCGGATAGGCGTCTACTAGTTTGGTCATCGCCTTGCGGTGCATGAAGTAACTTGGTTGAAGAGCTACAAGTTCATGCCCCTGATGGTAGTTATCCGGCCAAGTAATTGATCCGTTCTTATCCGTCCATGTTTCTCCCGGCTTTCGGAAATCGTTTACCTTGCTTCCCCATACTACATTTTCATCCTCGTATAAATAGGAAGGAAGTTGCGGCGTGAAGCAAAACGAGTCAGAATCATTGAGTAAAAACCAATCGGCGTCAAAGGTTAGTAGTTTCTTCATTTGGAGATACTGCCGCTCCCATGAAAGACGACCTGTGTACGCCCTTAGGCCAGCAAAGAGGTAGTGGTAATCAGAGCATAGGCCTTCAATTTTAGAATCGACTGGCGAGCAAATCACGATGGGGCAACCATGATGCCGATAGACAATTTCGAGCATCTCAATTTGATGCCTATCCCCAGCATAACCGTGAACCGAAACTAAGGTGCTTTCATTCATTTGAGCTGATACCTTTCCCTGATGGCGCGAATAGCCGAATCCCCTTTGACTCCGTGGTAGATGAGCACCTCTTTATTTTGATCGAAAAGTTCTTCGGGCGTGATGTGCTTTTTTTGAAAGTCTAACTTGATAAGTTTGGTGTCGCCTACCTGAGTTAGCATGGCGTGACGATGATGATAATCCCATCCGATGTCAGGAGGGCCTCCCGCAAGACCGGGAAGCACGTGTAGGATGTCTGGGTGGTACATGGCAACGGCATTAACATGGTAATCGACATCCTTGCCCCAACGTCCCTTGGGCTGAATTGTTCCAACTATAGTTCTTTTCTTGGCCTTCTCCCGCTCCCACTCGTTCAGAAGTTCCTCAATCCAGCCCTTGCGAGTGATTACACAATCGGATTCAAAGATAAGAATGGCATCGACATCGCGATAGCGATTATTGAATCGACGTTGCTCTCCAACGTACTGAAAGAGTCCATAGGCCAGATCATTGCATCCCGAGGGATAGCCGGTTCCTGAGCGCGTACAACGCCAATGCGCGACACTGGCGAACTTTTCTTTGGTATGCTCAATTAGCTCAGCGGAAGGGGGTTCGGCATCGTGGCGTCCCACAAAGAGAACATGAGCGTTAGTTGCCTTTTCTGACAACAGATCGGAAGCCAGATCAATAGCCCTCTCCATTTCAATTTTGTCGCCACCCCAATAAAGGGCAGCGATCAAGAGGCTTCCCATAATTTTGGGATTATTGAGCCTCGCCAAAACCCTCGATCATAATCGAAAGAGCTGCGACGGCTTCCGGGGGAATATGGTTCTGACGATCGCTTTCGCCAATGTTGAGTTCCTCGTACTTGATCGTTTCAAGATCGGCCTTAATCGTGGTCGTCTTGTGGTAAGACATTTTCTCCGTGAGGAAAGCCTTGTAGCCTTCGTCGGTTTCCTTGGGCTGTCCGTGGCGGCCAAAGATTTCACCCTCGGCAGCGGGCACATCAGGGAAAGAATCGTTGATGCGATTCATATTGATCGCGAGCTTTTTAATGACTCCCGCAGAAAGACGGAGCGGGATTTGGTTGAGGCCATGGACGGCTTGACCGAAGAGGTAAGCCTTGTTGAGGGTGAGTTCGGTTTGCATGAGAGGCTTTATGCGCGAATGTCTTTTTGTTGGCAAGCTAATCTGATTGGTGCATTGTTTCATCCATGTCAAAAAACATCCTATTGGTCATACCGTTTTTTAGTGCAGACAAAGGTCAGGTAGAGAGATTGGGGAAATGGATGGGAAAACTTTCAGGAGGCAAGCGAATAGGGGAAAAGCTTTTGTTCTGCGGAACGCCTACCGTGGACATGACTGGCATAGGTAATAATTTCGTCGGTTTGTTTGACGAGATCAAGGGTACGAAACAAATCCTGACGCCGCAGCTAATGCCCAATGAAAATCCATGGCCCAAGGCTTGCAATTTCCAGTTTATCAACTTGGCTAAATTCGTGGAAGAAACCCGAAAGGATGTGGATGCCTTTTACTATTTCGAACCGGATAACCTGCCGTTGGTTCCTGAGTGGTGGGAGCGTATTTGCGAGGATTATGAAAAGCAACAGCGTCCGTTTTACGGGGCATCTGCGCCTAACATTGAGGGAAAATCAGCGAACGGCGTGCACATGATTGGAACGGGCATCTATCCTCAGGATGCTTACTCTAGGGTGAAGCTCTTCAAAAAAATGGAGGAAGAGCAACCCGGAAGGCCGTGGGATGTACTGATGCGAACAGAGACGAATGAAAGCACCTATTTTACAGACTTAATTTTCAATTGTAATCAGGCGCGAGGATTTATTGGATATCATCAGTTCGATGAAAAAGGATATCCGTGCGTACCCTATCATTCCGTTATTTGTCCGAAACACTTCGATTCGGAAATCAAACGCCGTCCCTTGGAGGATATGTCCAAGGCAGTCGTTTTCCACGGAATCAAAGACTCTTCCCTCCGTCTGCATCTTCAAAAGAAGTATGGTTTTGAACAGGAGGAGGCTTTGACTTTTGCGCATGCGGGCGATGTTGGAGATTTGATTTATGCCATGCGTTCCATCAAGGAAAAGGGCGGTGGTATTCTGCGCTTAAGTTCTCATGGTTACGCCCGGGAACCCATGTCTAAGGCGCGAATTGATTCGATCAAAAGCTTAGTCGAGGCTCAACCTTACATTCACGCCATTGAGCCTCACGACAATACTTGGGTGGATTTCGATTTCCGTCCCTTCCGAAATATTCACAAGCAGCATACCAATCTGCTGGATGATCAAGCTGATTGGGTTGGCGAACCTCGAGGCCTTGGAGACATCGAGGAGCCATGGCTAACTGTTCCACCTAAGCGACTTTATGAAATCATCGTTAATCGCACGCCTCGTTATCGTGGCGATAAATTTCCATGGCCAAAATTGGCGGTGATGAAATTGGATGCTGCCTTTATTGGCCTCTTGGAAGAGCATCAGGAAATGAACACTATTTGGCCAATGGCTTACGTTGAAACGCAGGACTTCATGGAAGCGGCTTCTTTGATCGCTGGAAGCAAATGGTTCATTGGCAATCAAAGCGCATGCTTCGCCATTGCAGAGGCCCTTAAGCATCCTCGCATCCAAGAGACCGGGCCGAAGTTCAAAGACTGCCTGTTTAAAAGCAAAACAGGCATTTACTGTCTGGATGGGAAGCTGGATTTCTCCATCCTTTCCAATGGAAACCCCACAAAGTCCGTAGAGATTAAGCTTGAAGACATCCTTAACCATCCTAAGCTACGGGAAATGGTTGAACAAATCGTCTCTGCCAAGCTGGATACTTTGCTTAAATGAAGAAGATCAATGATCTTTCGGCGGTCAAGTCATGGGGCTACCACGATGTCCGCTTAGGAAAAGGGTTTACGGGCACATACGAACATATCGCCATGCAGGTTCAGGAAGCCTACATCCGGGCCGGGATTCCCTTTCGCGATCACGAGATAGGAGCATTAATTCAGAATTTTATGTGTGAACAGGGATTGGCTTCGCCTTGTTCCGAATTGACGACGGGCCTTGGGGATGTTCTCCATAAATTCCTTCAACCTGCCGCCGAATTGATTGATCGTTATGCAGGAACAAAGCTTGGGGAATGTCCCTCCTGCAAAGGTCGTAAAGACACCCTCAACCATATGGTGCCCTTGTGACGGGTATGGCTGTTACCGGTGACAATGATCCGGCGCAAAGGTTGCAAACGATTGCGCCAGATGGCAAGCCCCCCCGGTCAGTAATCGAAACTCCTGCCGCCGCTCACGCGATTAAGCGACAGTTGATCGCCGCTGACATTGGCCGCGCCAGACAGCGAGCCGTTCTCAAGCAGAATTACGATGGTCATCCTCCCTACGATCCTGCCGAGCTAAAGCGTCGTGGATTAGCCGACATGACCAATGTCAATTTCAAACGACTCAAGGCCCTCACGGATACCAATGTTGATTCTTATTTGGATGCTCAATTTGAAGCTTCGGAATTTGCCACAGTGATAACGGAGTTCGGCAACGGCACGGATGGTCACAACTTTTCCCAAGTCCTGACGGACGAATTTAACAACACGCTCAAACGGTGGCGCGGGTTTTATTCGGTGATGAATAAGAGCAACTTCAATCGAGTATTCTACGGGTCGGGGCTGCTTTATCATGAGAACGATATGAACTGGCGTCCACAGCCAGCGGAGACGGGCCAGGTTCTCGTGGACAAGGATGCCGATACCAATCTTGAGAATCTGGACGTGATTTGCATTCGCCGCAACTGGCGACTCCATCAGCTTTACCGCATGATTGAAGACCCGGTACGCGCAACGAAACTTGGTTGGAATGTGCAAGCGGTACGGACAGCCATTATTCGGGCGGCTGAGAACAATCAAAATATGTCCTACTCCGTTAAACTTTGGGAGACATGGAATAACCGCATTAAGGGCAACGATATTTATATGTCCTTCGTTTCGCCCGGGATCGATTGTTACGACCTTATTGCTAAGGAATACGATGGCACACTTTCTCGTCGCACCCTGACAGAATTTGACACGGACGACGTTCTCTTTACCGGAATGAAAGTCGCCAAGCATTTTAGCCAACTCATTCATCCCTTTTTCCTGACGGAGCAAGAAAGCCTCTGGCACTCCATTCGAGGTTATGCCGCGCAGCTTTATAACGTGCTTAAGATTCTCGACAAGTTGGACGGGCGCATTCTGGACATGACGTTTATTGGAGCTTCTCTTGTAATTCAGCCAAGCACGGAAGCGACTCGCGATAAGCTCAATACTCTTAATTTGGGCCCCGTAACGGTATTACCCGCGGGAGTGAGTTTACAATCTGCGACTTTTCCAAACGTTTCACAGGGCCCTATGGTTACCCACAACATGCTGATGCAAACCTATCAGCAGACCTCGGGTGAGTATCAGGCTCAGATGCAGCATACGCAAGCTGGCGAGGCTCCCACGGCAACTCAAAATCAAAACGATTTGGAAACCTTGGCGCGTCTCTCTAGTTCGTTGATGAACCATTTCTTTAATAACTGCGATGTGCTCTTGGCTGAGATGTTCCGGCGTTTGTCCAATCCGAATTTGCCGGACAAATGTACGCCTAGTGGTAAATCTGAATGGTGTCAGGAAGCGCGGAGATTTCAAAAGCGCGTAGCTGATCGCGGCGTGCCTCCCGGCGCAATGCACGAGCCTTATTTACAATCCGTCACATCTGTTCGCGCTCTGGGGCAAGGTAGCGCGTCTTCCCGTAAGGCAACTTCAAATGAACTCCTTTCTCTTTTGCCCTTGCAGCAAAATCCTCAGGCTCGCGAGTTGATGATCAAGGATGCGTTTACCGGTATCTTTGGTTCCAAGACAGCCAAGCGTTATTTCCCTGCTGTTCCGGGTCGTCAGTTGACCAATACCGCCAAGACGGCAGAGCTTGAAAATGCGGGTATGAAGGCTGGTAATCCCTTCGATGTCATGCCGGGTGAAGATGCCGTCACTCACTTGGGCATCCATATGCCGATGCTCATTGGGGCGACTCAATCGCTTACTCAGTCCGAAGGAGCGCAAGGAAAGTCGGCTGACATGGGAGCTTTGCAGGCGGTCTACCAACTTCTTTCCGTTGGCCTACCGCATTGCTCTTCCCATCTTCAAATCATTGCGGGCGATCCTACGCAAAAGCAGATCGTTGGAGTCGTGGTCAATGCTCTCAAGAAACTAGATGCCATTGCGATCAAGCTTCAATTCCAGCTTAAGACAGCAGCCACGGCAGCGCAGCGTCAGGCTATCCAAGCTTCCCAACAGCAGACAGCCGAAGCAGCTAAATTGCAGTTAGAAGCCGCTAAGCTGGCTCTTGCTGGACAAAAGCAGAAGCATAAGGAAAGTGTAGACGGCATCCAATTGGCCATCAAAATTACCAAGGCTACACAGGATTTGAATCTGAACGACATTTCTGCTGCCATTGGTTTACACGATGCGGCTATTCAGAATGCCATGAATATTAAGCAGCTAAATGCCCCTCCTGAGACTCAACCCGAATCTGCTCCCGCGCAATGATCACACCTGAACTTTTCAACCGTAATGACGTTCTTAGAACAAAGCTTTCCACGGCTTTGGATGAAGTGCTTGAGCTTGCTTTTTTGGCTCTTGATTCGGAAGAGGATCAAATCGCTCTTTCAGTCAGTCCCCATGATGCCTTGGCCTATTCCATGGCGCACGCGAGACGGACGGCCATCGTGCGGTACAAGGATGCCCTACGCGCCTTGGCTAAAGTTCCTCGTGATGTCATCGGCCCTGTTGAGGCCAATTACAGGGGCATTGATCCCTTCGACCAATTAAGGATTGACGCGGAACGGGAACACGAGGAAGCTCAAGGTAAGAAGCAACAGAAACCTAAATCAAAAAAGTAACTCTATGTACAAACTTCTCAAGCTGATGAATGCGGACGGTGGCGATGGCGGTGGAACGGCAACGCTCGAGGCTCCTGCCGCAACGTCAGCCGCTCCTAAAATGGGGATTGATTCTTTGCGTCAGCAGTTGAGCCAGCCGCCCGCGCCCGAGGTTCCCGTTGCTAAGGCAGCCGCCAAAGCTCCTGTTGCGCCAGCAGTAGAGAAGGCTGCACCTCCTGTCAACGATCCCGCTACTTCCAAGACATCCGCTACTTCTGCCGCCCCAGAACCATCTGAGATTGAAGTATTTGAAAAAGGATTGTCTAAGGGTTCTCAACAGCGGTTTCGCGAGTTGGCTGGTAAGCTGGCCAAGAGTGAGGCTGAAAAATTAGTTGAGGAGCGAATCAAGACAATCAAGCCGCTCACTCCTGAACTGGAAACTGAATTTGAAACGACCAAGAAACAACGTGATGAGTATTTGACCAAACTGCGCGAAGTTGATGTTTTCAATGATCCCGTTTACAAGCAAAAGTTTGTCGAGCGTCCGGCTGCGATCAAGCAATCTTTGGGTGAGATTGCCAAAACCTATGAGATTTCCGAAGCGGCTCTTTTCAAAGCGATTGATGGAGGACGCGCTACTCGGGGAGAACTGAACACGCTTTTGGAATCGGTTGGCGTTATTGATCGGGCTCAAGCAGCCTCTGAGATTTTGGAGCTTCAAGCGATTGAACAGGATCGGGCCAAGGTTGCCTCTGATTTTGAGGCTTCAAAGAAAGTCCTAAACGAAACTCGCGAAGGCCAAATCAAGGCCTATGTGGAAAAGCTGGTTTCAGATCGCAAAGAGGCTTTCACGAAACAGACTCTTCCCGCTATCGAAAAGGAAGCTTCTGAAATTGGTCTCTTTGATGGTGAAGAGGGAACAGCCCTTAAGTCTCAGATTTTTGAATCTGCCGGTAAATTGAATGAGCAGGATTTGGAGCGAATGTCTCATACTGATCGCGCCGCACTTATTACTTCGGCTTTTCTAAGTAAGCCTCTCGCAAATCAGGTTAAGACTTTGAAAGCTCGCGTAGCCGAACTCGAGAGCAAACTTGCCGATGAAGACGCAGGAACTCCTACTATCGGAGGCGGTCGTCCTCCCGGAACCCCGCCTCCTGAAAAACCAAAGTCCTTCATGGAACGTCTGCGGGCAGGTGAGGTCTAACTTTTATGGTCACTAACCAATTTCCCAATATCCTTTATGCGATGGTTAATGGCACATTCGTGCCCGTAGCCACACTCACGCTCACGGATGGGGGTCAATTGGTAATCACTCCTAGTTCTGGTGGTGGTGGAGGTGGCGGTTATGTCTTGCCGGTGGCAACGACCACCGTCCTTGGCGGCGTCAAGCAGGGGAACAACGTAACCATTGATGCCAGTGGCGTTCTTTCGGTAGCTCCTCCGGGAACAGGAACTGTAGATAGTATTGTTCAGGGCGGCGGGATTTTGGTAGATGCAACTGACCCTATTAATCCAGAGGTTTCCGTGACCGCAGACCCCTCCATTGTTAGTGCATGGATTAATGCTGCAAATGGGCCGCTTGGTATTTTTGTGGCCGATGCTACTGGTTCACTCAGTTCTATGGGCAATGTTTTTATTAATGGCGTTGCGGGTTCGGCTGGAAATGCTGCCTTTATTCTTACCACGCTTGATACCATGGGAAAATGGGCGGCGGCAATTCGTCAAGACGGCGTGGAAAATTATGCGTTCATACTCAATGAATCTAATTTAGGAAGTAATCCATTTGTCATTGAGTCGGGCTCACCGGATGGGATTTTTAGACTTAATGCGGCAGGCACTATTACTTCTCAGAGTAACAGAGTTGTGGTCGCCTTGGACGATGCAACAACTCCAACAAATCCAGTAACGCCTACGGGATGGATTAAAACCGCAGTGTCTGGCGTGGATTCCTGGCTACCTTACTATCAATGATCTTCAAACAATATAAACCCTTTTTCCTTGTCTTGGGGGCATTATGCCTCTTGGGATTCCTCATTCTTGGCGCAAGACTTCTGGCTATTGATGATAGCTACCGTCTCACCTTATGGGATCCGGCGCCAAGCGTGCATTCGCAGCCCATTACCATTGGCGACATCAAAGCCCAAACTGGTTATATTTTGCCTGTAGCCACGAATGTAGTCTTGGGTGGAGTAAAACAAGGGGCCAACGTAACAATAGCTGGGGATGGAGCGATTTCGGTTTCATCTCCAATTACTTCGTTGTCATGGTCGAGCATTACCGCCAAGCCGACTACTCTGGCTGGCTACGGAATTACGGATGCCCAGACCTCTACCGGAACTGTGGAATGGAGTCGTATCACGTCTACGCCAACAACTTTGGCAGGATATGGTATTTCTGATTCTATTGCCCTAACTTCTGGAAGTTATGCCAATCCGATATGGATTACTTCTTTAGCCTACACCAAACTTACAGGAGCACCTTCTCTTGCTACCGTGGCCACCTCTGGAGCTTATACTGACTTAAACGGCAGGCCAACCATCCCGGCCCAATTCGCACCTACTCAAGGTTCAAATGTATCCATTACAGGAACCTATCCTAATTTGAATTTTTCCGTTACTGGCCTTGGCTCCGGAACCGTTACAAGCGCGGCCTTGAGTCTGCCTTCCATCTTTACTGTTACCGGTTCACCTGTGACCACTGCGGGCACGCTTACGGGCACCTTGGCTACGCAAGCAGCCAACACTATTTTTTGTGGGCCAACTACAGGATCGGCGGTAATCCCCGTTTTTAGATCGTTGGTCAGTGCAGATATCCCTTCTCCAACGATTAATGACGGGGTAGTTCGGTCTATTGTTACCACCACATCTTCTACGGGATTTCAGGTTAGTTCCACACGCCCTTGTTCGGTGACATATCCGATTAGCTTATCAACCACGGCGAGCATTAGTGGCCCTGCGTCTGTCTTGGTTTATCTGGAAACCGCTAACACGAACTCCACAACTCCAAGCGACTGGACTACACTGATGAGCGTCAGCAATACCCAAAGCCTTTCACTGGCTGTTGTCTTGCAAAGTATTCAAGGTAGTACTGTTCCTTTGAGCTGGACGATCCCAGCAGGCAAGTGGGTTCGGATTCGTTCATCCATTTCCGGCACAGGCAGCGCATCTATTTTAGCCAGCGGCAGCCAGGAAGTTATTTGGTAAAAAAAGGAAAAATATGATCATCATTAAAACGACAGAAACTCGCTATACTATACCCGACATCTATACCTGTATTGCCACGGATGATCCTTCTGCAAAGACCGTCACTGTACGAATCAAGGAAGTTCCCTATTACCAGCCCTTCGTTCTCTGGAGTGGAGATTCCTATGACGCTGCTGGCAATTGGACGAATGCGGATATTGCAGCCGCAGTAGCATCATATCTTGCGGATCAGTCTCAAGGATAGCCATGGATAAGGAAAAGCTCTTTAACCTGCTTCAGACCTACATCCCAATGCCAGCGATTATTACGCTGCTTGGCGCGGTGGCCTTTGGTGTGTTGACTTGCTCAAATACGTTAAACCAGATCAACAATAAGCTTGGCAATCAACAGATGGTTCTCGATGCCCACACAGGTCACATGGACAAGGAGGATGTCATCCTGGACATTCTTAAGACCGACGTGACAACGCTTCGAGTCCAGACCGCCCAGATGCAAAAACAGATTGATCATTTACCTCGTAACTGATGCTGTTGATTCAGGTTATTCCTTCCTGTCCTAGTTGCCAGACGCCATTAGTGCGTTGCCGTGTCGTACAATCGACCAAGTTTATCAGCGACGTAGGCAGGTGCATGAGATGCTCCTCTACGGTGGTTAGACGGCGCGATGTTTCGAATCAAGAACGATATTCAGGATAAGGCGGGGAATTAGGTCATTCGTCATTCCAGCATTGGCAATGCGGATCTTTATCTCCGCAATGGTCGCAATATGGGCCAATGAGTTCGTGGATTAGATTAATTCTTTGCCCGCTTGTAGCCGACTCCATCCATCGCTCTAATGCGGAAACTGTTTCCTGATGAGTGGGCGCACACGCCGAAGCGACGGCTTCTGTAAATATTGCTAAAGCAGCCTTGTCGAAACGCGTAAGATTTATCCAGTTGTTTCCATCCTCTTGATGGACGGCAGCTTCGCCAATTTTAATTAGCTCCTCAATTTTCTTCTCGCTCATTTGGTTTTCCTCCTCCCCCGATAGCGCGTTGATTTTCTCTTTGGCTTCTTCGATGGTTTTCCAATCGGCTATAAGATCAATGTCATATAGCCATATTCGGTAGTGGTACAGTTTGAAATCCCGGTTGCTTGACCGCATAAGCATGTGGTAAGTTGGGACATGCGTAAAGACCTGAATCAGATTGCTGCCAGCATTGTCTCGATCACCACTGGAACGAAGCCAAAAGAGGAAGCGGCTAAAAACCCTGCTGCCGTGGCTCTGGGGCGATTAGGTGGGCTCAAAGGTGGAAAGGCCCGGGCTGATTCACTTAGCGCAGCCAAGCGCAAAGAGATTGCAAGGAAGGGTGCTACTACACGATGGGCCCGAGTTAACGCTGGTCGTAAGGATATTTGATCTTACCAGTCCACGAGTCTCGCGTTGAGCCGTGGTAGAAGGTGTATCGAGGTAATGGGAAGCAAGTTGATCCCACGAGCACGCCCAAGGCAAAGGCGACGATTAGATACCACCTATTCATGGCATGGGAACATTCGCTTCCCCAGAAGGATTTGCGTCAGGGTAAGCCAAGACATGTTGTCCGTGATAGTGACCTGCGCCGTCCAAAGGAAGCCATCCTGTATTATTATCCAAGTCTGTTCCCCACCGATATTTGTATGATTCCGTAGGAGCAAAGAAGTGAGGAACAACTCTCACAACATCTGAATCTTGGGGATCAAGTTTCCATGAGGGATCGACAAAGGCGCGGCAATACAAAAAAGCGGATACCAATATTCCGCAGACAACGGCGATGGCCGTAGCTTTCAGGTATTGTTCGGATATTCTTTTTTGGGCGCTTAGCTCCTGCAAGACTCGACGATATTCATGGTAAGCATCGGGCGGCATCAAATCGATTGCCGCCAATCGCTTCTTTGTTTCGTTGTCCCAATTGAAGACCGGAGTGCTTGCAGTAGATATCGTGTGCACCTGAAAAAAATAAAATACGCCTCCACCTTTTGACAAGCCAAAACCCGCAGACATCTGCGGGTTGTCTTTGTCGGCTTAGGCGATAGTCGGGGATGACGCCGCAGGAGTTTGGACAAAGAGTTTACGGTCTGCGCATGGCTAAGGGTTGGACTCAGGAAAAGACATGCTTGAGAGCAGGAATAAGCGTGCGCACCCTCCAGACAATTGAGGAACACGCTATGAAACGGCCCACAGTCGAAACGGTTAGGAAGCTTGCAAGGGCGTTTAAATGTGACTGGAAAGACCTTGTAGGCGAGGCATGAAATAAGTCCTTGCCAATTCCTAGGACGCTAGGATATCCTCAAGGAATGAAGATCGGAGACATTGAAGCAACGGTTGCACCCTTATTGGAAGAAGCCTTGAGACTGGAGAAAGAGGCCAAGGAATTACGTGCACTTGCTAAGGACGTAGAGGCCAGACTGACCAAAATAGCTGCTCCAGCCCCCGCCATCCTCACTCCTGACTCAGCGAGGGAGGTCACTCAGGAAACTCTAATTGCTGCCATACGGCGCAAGGGAGGCCGGGTAAAGCACTACGCTGAGCGACTCGAAACTACAGAGGCCAAGATTCGTCAGATTATCGAAGACTCTAACGGAACGATCAAAATAGGAGGCAAGGGCTGGATCGTTCTCACTTAACCACTTTAGCGTGTAGCTCAGCGGATAGAGCGCCCTCTCACATTCGTCCACGTTCGCAGCGGGGGCGTAGGAGGGAGGTCGTAGGTTCAATTCCTACCACGCTTACTTTTTTTTAGCAATCTCATTTTATACTTGACCGCTCAAGCATAAATGCTACTTTGAATCCATGAACAAGATTTCCAAAGAAGAACGCATCCGGGTTGTTAGCTGCTTGGTAGAGGGTAATTCTCTCCGCGCCACGACTCGGATGACTGGTGTTCATCGGACTACGGTCATGAAACTTTTGGCTGATCTGGGTGCTGCTTGCTCGAAATATCAGGATGAAGTTTTCCGTAATCTTTCCTGCAAGCGTGTTCAATGTGACGAGATTTGGAGCTTCGTTGGCTGCAAGGAAAAGAACGTGCCCAAGGGAGAGAAGCGTCAGGGCCGGGGCGATGTCTGGACTTGGACGGCAATCGATCCTGAAACCAAACTCGTTCCCGCTTGGTACGTCGGCAACCGTGATGCCGGGGCCGCTTACCACTTCATGCACGATCTCGCTGGACGGCTCGCTAATCGCGTCCAGTTGACCACAGATGCTCACCGGCCCTATCTGGCAGCAGTGGAGGATGCTTTCGGCACGGAGATCGATTACGCGCAATTGGTGAAGATTTACGGCAATCCTGAAACGTCCAAGTACAATGCGGAGGTTCGCTACTCTCCCGCCGTTTGCATGGGAGCCAGGAAAGCCCATGTCATCGGCAAACCGCTCTACGCCCACGTTTCGACCAGCATTTGCGAGCGGAATAACCTGAACATGCGGATGGGCATGCGCCGAATGACGCGCCTGACGAATGCCTTTTCAAAGAAGGTGGAGAACCTAGAGCACTCCGTAGCCCTCCATTTTATGAACTACAACTTCTGCCGTATCCATGGCAGCCTTCGCGTCACCCCGGCAATGGAAGCGGGCGTTGCCGACCGCGTTTGGTCTTTGGAGGAAGTCGTTTCCCTCTTAGATTGAAACTGTACCACTACCCCATATTCCCGACTCATCCGCATAATAGTCGGTATAGAGGTTATATCCCGATCCAAGATCGCATGTTTGCCCTATTTTTATTTTCATCTCCCC